GTGTCCTCTGTGGCAGAATACGGATATGGAAAAGCATTTCCTGCAGGTGACTACACTGCTTTAATTACTGCAGAGTGTATTGCCCAATAATGAAAAAGCTGTTTTTGTTTTGTTTTTTAATGGTTAGTGTTCAAGTAAGTGCTCACCAATTTACTCCAACTTATCCACAGTTATCTCTGTCCCATATAGAAGGAGTTTATAAAACAGAAATGGTACTTTTTAATAATAGAAACGATATCGAATACTACGGGTTAGATGTGTTTGATAAAAACTGGAACCCAGTACGTTTTGCTAGTGAAAATAAAGTAGTTCCCCTAAGCTACCAAGAAAGAAAATACGTGAATATTTATATAAGAGAAATGGATGTAAGCTCAGCTCTGTATATTTGTTCTAAATCCAAGATACTAAAAAACGTAAAGGATCCGTCTATAGTAGCTTCCAGAATATGTTCAAAACTAAAGTGAGGCTTAGTGAAGGTTTTTATACTTATAATATTGCTGTTTGTAAGTTTTTGGGTGCAAGGAGATTCAAGTTCTCTTAACTTGAATCTACCTAGCTCTCCTCAAACTTATGCATCTGATCGAATACGTTCAGGTACTTTAGATTGTCAAAATGCAATAGGGTCTTCCACAAACGTGGAAGTAGGTGTAGTAGGCTTTATTGATAACGGATATGATAGCCCTTATGTTGTTGAAAATAAAGCTAATCCGATAAGAAGTAATGATATAGGAGTTTATGCTCGTATTAATATACCTATAGGAGCCCCTCAAGAAAGAATTAATTGTAATACACTCTATCAACTAGAACTAGAAAAGAAAAGGATGGAGGTAACTAAATTAAAAGAGGAAATTGCAAACTTAAAAAATCTGCAATTTACTGATTCAAAGGACGAATAATGGCAGAGTTTGAGATCGCAGGTATGACCTTTAAAGGCGGCAAAGCAGCCGTAGTGTTTACCGCGCTTTCTACTCTTGGTGGCGCATCATGGGCAGCTTTCGAATTCTATAAAGACTATACAGATATGAGAGAAGTAGTACAAAACATAGATGTAGACGCTATTGCAGCACGAAACGATGTAATGGAAACAAAACTAGATGAAGCTATTGAATATACTCGAGATATCAAATCAGGACTACGTGATGATATACTTCGTATCGAAAAACAAGCGGACAGAGCCGAAGATAAAGTACGAGCGTCTGAGGAAAAAGTAAGAGGGATGATAGATAGCGCAAGCGAACGCTTCGAAAATAAGAGAGATGCACTTAGTTCCGACACTAGCAGAGAGATAAAAGAATTAGAAGAAAGACTTGAGAAAAAGCTGCAAAGAGCCCTAGACAATCCATTGTCAGACTAACCTAACCAAAAAAATTTCTTGACATTTAAAATAATGTTCTTTATAATAAACGTTGAGTTAAAAATATAAATAAAGGGCTTGTAGCCCCTAGAACTTAATTTAAGGAGTTACAATATGTTTCAATCAAAAGGGAATTGGGTAGGATACCTACCAGGAATAGGTAAAAAAGCCTTCGCAACTAAAGAAGAGGCAGAGGCTTACGAAAACGGAACTGAGAAGCTGAATAAGCTCCAAGAAGATAGCAGAGCTAACTGGTATGGAGAAGCGAAGCATGGCGGTGAAGAGGAAGAGAAAGTCGACGAAGAAGCCAGTTCCGACGAATAAAAAACTTTATGCAAAAGTAAAAGCTCAAGCAAAGCGGAAGTTTGCAGTATATCCTTCAGCTTATGCAAATGGATGGCTTGTAAAAACTTACAAAGCCAAGGGCGGTAAATACCGCATGGGGAGCAAGTAATGCCAGCAGGAAAAGGTACCTACGGAAAGAAAAGAGGGCGTCCAGCCAAGAAACGTAAAAACGGAAAAAAGAAAAAGAAGTGACCGTCTAAACGTTAGTCCGGGAGACTAAAATGGCAAAACCGAAAGGAGGACTTACTAAGTGGTTTAAAGAAAAATGGGTAGATATCTCTCGTCCTAAGAAAGGAGGTGGTTACGCCAAGTGCGGGAGAAAGAAAGCAAAGAAAGGCAAATACCCCAAATGTGTTCCAAAAGCAAAAGCAGCTCGTATGACTGCAGCTCAGAAAAAGTCTGCAATAAGTAGAAAAAGAAAAGCCGGCAATCCCGGTGGCAAACCTACTATGGTTAAGACCTTCGTAAAGAAAAAACGTAAGGCTAGAATGAGGCGATAAACTATGGCAGTAAAACGCAAAGCAAAGAAAAAAGATTCAAGACTGAAGAGGGCAGGCGTTGCGGGGTTTAATAAACCAAAGCGTACTCCTGGTCATGCAAAGAAGTCACACATCGTAGTAGCTAAGGTTGGCAGTAAGATAAAGACAATTCGTTTCGGCCAGCAGGGAGCTAAAACGGCAGGGAAGCCGAAGGCTGGAGAGTCTACAGCAATGCGAAAAAAGAGGGCGTCTTTCAAAGCACGACACGCCAAAAACATCGCTAAAGGAAAAATGAGTGCCGCATACTGGGCGGACAAAGTGAAGTGGTAATCCGATGATTGCCGAAGTCGCAACAGTAATATCCGTAATTAAAGGATTAAATGATGCAATTTCAACTATAAAAGAGTCAAAGAGTCACGCAACTGATTTAGCAACTCTTATGGGACGATATGCTACAGCTAATGAGGCCGTACAGGATGTCGAAAGTAAGTATGTAGGTCGTCTCTCTGTTAAAGACAGTATGCAGATACAGCTTGCAAAGCGACAGCTATCAATGTTTAATCAGCAGTTAAAAGACTCAATGATGATGCAAGGGTTGACCAAAGACTATAATGAAATTATGGCCCGTGTTGAAGAATCTAGGCTTGAGCATGAAAAACAGCTTAGAATATCTAAGATTCGTAGACGTAAGAACATTGAGTTTGCTAAGCTGCTCGGAGTGGCTTTTACAGCAGCTATTATAGGTTTTGGCTTAATACTAGGCTTACTTATGTTGATTTTTTAATTTCTACTTAGCAGCAGATAAATTGCTACAGGCGAAGGAGGCAAGGTAAAATGGTAGACGAAAAAACAGGGTATCATCCCGCAGATACAAATGGAGACGGAGAAGTATCCGACTCTGAAAAAGAAATGTACTTAGAATTTAAACGTAAAGAATTAGAAGATAAAGACGCTCAACGAGATGCTATTCGTAAGATGGCATGGTTTTCTTTAGTTGGTCTTTTGCTGTACCCTTTTGGTATTTTTCTAACTTCTCTTTTTGGACTAGAATCAGCGGCAAACTTAATTGCAGATATTGCACCTACTTATTTTGCCTCAATAGCAGTATTAGTGTCGGCATTTTTCGCGGCAGACGCAGTAGGAAGTAAAAAGTAAGTTTTGAAAATAATAGGACAAAATTAAAATGGCAGTTGAAATTAGCCGAAAAGATATAATATCAAACTATTTATTTGATTATGTAGCAGAAGAGAGGTATCTAAAATTACAGGTAAATCCTTACATGGAATTACTCGGTATAGAGCCTCTACCTTCTCAAGTAGCCATTTTAAACGCTATCAATAATCCTAAATATCGTTTTGTTTGTGCAGCATTATCCAGACGACAGGGTAAAACGTACATTGCTAATATTATAGGACAGCTAGTATCTTTAGTACCTGGCTCTAACATTCTTATTATGTCTCCGAACTATTCCTTATCTCAAATATCTTTTGATCTGCAGAGGGGTTTAATTAAACACTTTGATCTAGAGGTCACTAAGGATAACGCTAAAGATAAAGTAATAGAACTTTCAAACGGTTCTACTATACGGATGGGTTCCGTTAATCAAGTAGACTCCTGTGTAGGTAGGTCTTACGACTTAATTATTTTTGACGAGGCGGCCCTTGCTGATGGTAAGGACGCATTTAACGTAGCCTTACGCCCCACGTTGGATAAGGAAAATTCTAAGGCAATTTTTATATCTACCCCTCGGGGTCGTAACAACTGGTTTTCAGAGTTTTTTGACAGAGGTTTTTCAGATGATTTTTCCGAATGGATTTCAATTAAAGCAACGTATAAAGACAATCCCAGAATATCTGAACACGATATTATGGAAGCTAGAAAATCTATGTCAGAGGCTGAGTTTAAGCAAGAATATGAAGCAGACTTTAATATATACGAAGGACAAGTTTGGAACTTCGACCACGAGAAGTGCGTCTTTAATGGAGACGGCTTGGAAACTCACAAAATGGATGTTTTTGCTGGGTTGGATGTTGGTTATAGAGATCCTACTGCGTTCTGCGTCGTTGCGTACGATTGGGACGATAAAAAATACTACTTACTAGATGAATATTTAGACGCCGAAAAAACAACAGAATATCACGCCAACGAAATACAAAGATTAGTAAGTAAATGGGATATTGATTATATTTATATTGATTCCGCAGCTCAACAAACTCGATTTGATTTTGCACAAAACTATGACCTTAGTACTATTAATGCTAAAAAATCTGTTCTTGACGGAATAGCACATGTAGCAAGCATAGTAGATAATGATAGTCTTTTTATTGATCAAAAATGCTCTGAAAGTATCATGGCCTTAGACCAATACCAATGGGACGCCAATCCTAATTTAGCCAGAGAAAAACCTAAGCATAATCGAGCATCACACATGGCAGATGCTTTAAGGTATGCATTATATTCATTCGAAACAAGCAACAGCGGGTTTTAATGATACCAAGTCAAAAATAGTATTTGACATAACACCTCAAATTGGATATACTTTCAAATATGAAAAAGCTCAAAAGAGACCCTATAAAATATATAAGGGATAGAGCCAAATCAAAGTATAAAAAAGGAAGTTCTTGCGAAATCTGTGAAGAGACAGAACAGCTAGATTTCCACCATTTTTATACACTTGCCCTTTTATTAAAGGACTGGTTAAAGGAAAAAAACAAAGAGCGACCCGAACACTATACAAACGAGTATATTGTAATTTGGAGAGACGAATTTATAGAAGATAAATGGGCGGAACTTTATAACGACACTGTTACTTTATGCCACTTTCATCATTTAGAATTGCATAGACTTTATGGTAGAAACCCTCCTTTAATAACCGCAAAAAAACAAATGCGTTGGGTAGAGATTCAAAGAGAAAAACATGGCTTGGTATAACAATATTTTTGGTAAAAAACCTGAAGGAGTTGAAGAGAAACTAAACCCCTCGCAGCCTTACTATGATAATAAAATAGACCCTTCTCGAGAAAGAACAATAAACTATGAGAGAGCCTACGAAGATTTAGAAATCGTTAATCGCGGCGTAAATATGATAGTTGATGACGCGGCCGAAATCTCTACCACAGTAGGTGGACAAATCCAAGGTATGCAGAGTGTGGTAAAAGGCATCAAGCGTTCTAGGGTCGAATTACTTCTCAATAAAGAACCTAACCCTTTTCAGGATATCAGCACCTTTCGTCGCAACTTGATAACAGATTTTTTAATAGACGGAAATATATTCATTTATTTTGATGGGGTACATCTTTACCATTTACCGGCAAACAAAATAAACATACATGCAAGTGATAGCACATATATTGAAAAATT